TTTAGATACACCATAATCAACACGATTATCAGCATTATATTTATTTGTTACATCTTTTATATATACCCAAACACTATCAAAGTTTTGACCAACCATATCAACAAATAACATATACTGATCATTATTTGAATCATCTGTTAAATATGATGGTATAGCATTTATTAAACGATTATTATTTTGTAAATCATAATCTTCAGCAACTAATGATTGTGATGCTAAAAATGCTAAACCATTAGTTGAATCTGCTAAAGAATTTGTATATGGATATGTAGAGTTAGTTTTAGGCCATGCTGTACTTCCTGATTCATAATATAGATAATATTCATATCCATCAAATCCTGTTATAATTTCATCTATTTTATTTGTCCAAATATTACTACTATTTATTATATAAGAGTTCGTTGTACTTGTGATTAAGTTAGCATTTGATTGATATTGGTCAATTAAAGATAATTTATAATAAAAATTTTCTAACCGTGTTTTAGCTGAAGAGAAAAAGACAAATTCAGAGTAATCTGAATAGTCTATATTTATTTCTAAACCTTTTTCCGCTAATATACTATTAATCTGGTATTGTAGACTATTTGATCCTAAAGGTGATGTATTTGAAGTTAAACTATTATATGTAACATATGGGGTAGAATTATTGATTTGATCTTTTATCGCTATATTAGTGTTAGGGCCTCTAAGATAAATATTTTGATCTAATTCATCAAATGTTTGAATAATATTAATATTGTAAGCAACCGAATCAGCTATAGATTCTACTATCCAACACTGTTGTGATTGAATATTAAAGTTATTAGGTAAAGGTTCATATAGTTTAATTAATATAGTTGGGTCATTTGGATTAGTAGTAATATCTAATAAAATATTATTAGCAATAATAAGATCATTATTATCAAAATCAAGATAAAAATCTATAAATAAACTGTTAGAATTTCTATAATTTATAAAATCACTTACACTTGTTATTACTTCACCATTAGGAATAGCAGTTGTATTAAGTCTAATTTCAGTTCTATCTGAACTAATTTCACTTATATAATAACGGTTAAGAGGACTTGAACCTGCTCTATTTCTTAAAAAATTATATAATGTATTATAATTTCCTTCAGTGTAACCTTGATTTTTTAGATCATTCTCAGGATCTATAACAAGATTATTATTTAATAAACTAAATTGTGGATACCCAATAACATTTGAAAATAATATATTATTATTTAAATCATATATGAAATATTCTATATGATCTGTAGTCGTATTAAAATTCCCAAACGTATCTGTTGTAGGGATAAGATTAATATCGTTTGGAGTATAAGTTTGGAGTTCAAATGTTATTGCGTCTAAACTCTGTATATTAACAATTTCGGCCATATTTTTATGTATTTGTTAAGTCTAAGACGTTTTGTTGTAAATCAAAATTTTCTTGTCTTAATTGGTTTATTTCTTCAAGAAGTGATTGTATTAATTCATCATTTTCATTTGATGTTTCTCCAATATATTCAGTACTTGTCTTTACAAGATACTCATGAGAATTGACTTCTCCAAATTTAGGTATAGTAAAGAATAATTGTTGATAATATGTAAAGAATTGTTGTATAGATACAGGTTGATCTGCTTCTGTATTCGTAGTAGGTTGGATAAGTTGACTAAATGATGTATCAATTACCTTTTCATAAGAATTCTTATTAAATAATAGTTTTGATATTGTTATTTGATCTGCCATTATCCATTAATTATTTTAAAACTATAATTATCATTATATAATATTGTTGAATTATTAATTGTGGTTTTAATTAAAACAGTATAATATCTTTCAGTTTGTAATCCATTCATATTTAAATCAAAATAACTACCACTAGTGTCAGCATTAAGTTGAGTAAATTGAGTATCAAAATCTATAACAAATTCATTTGTATCTAAATCTTTAATAGCCCAGTATGATGCTGTAGGTAAATAATAATTTTGAGTATAAACGGATGATGTTTGCCACAATTGAGGTGGGTATTCTGGTCTAGAATTTATTCTAAATCTATTAACACTACCTGAATAAAAATAACCCGGGTTTTGGGCTAATGTCACTACAGCTGGGAGTGTGTTGAGTATTGTTAATGTTGAAGATCCAGTATTCCATGTATAGTCTCTCCATTTAAATTCTAATAATGGAGGGTATATTGTGTTAGTATCAACTGAAAAGAATTTAAGTTCAGGTTGAACATTGATATTATTTACAAATTCAGTTGCAGGGGATAATTTTATTATAAATCCATCATCTGAAATGGCTCCAGTATATTGTGCTCTTATAATATTAGAAACATTTAAATTGACATCTTTATCACTAGAATAACTAAATATTTGTGATGCTGTTATAGGATATAGATTAGAATTAAACCAAGCAACATTAGATCCTGTCCACCAGTTTCCTCCACCAGCTTGAGCATAATTAAGATTAAATGATCCTGTAGTATTAGCAGGATAATTTGATGTTAACCATGCGTTAGAACCTGAATAGCTTCGCCATATCCAGCTAGTTCCATTAGTCACTTCAGGTTCATCTAAATATTTACCTGTACCCATACCCCAATTTCCATATACAGGAAAACAATCAATTTGGGTATCTAATGCTAGTCCCGTTTCAGTAGAAATAAAACAATTTAAAGTAGCAGTCCAAGATGATGTATTCATCAATTGAGCTGAGCTGCTAATGCCCATTTTATTTTCTATGATATCATCAATTTCATCTTGTGAAAATTGGATAAGAAATCTACTTACTTGTGGGTTACTGTTATTTTCAGTTGCTATTTGAGTTTGAGTAGATTCAATGATTTCATCCAACCCAGTATTCATTTGGGGAAACATAGAATACAGAGTAGCATCTTTGCTAGGAAATATTTTATATACGGCCATTATTTTTGATTATAAATATTATAGTGGTACTACTTTACCTTGTATGTCTTGATTTAAATATTTAACTTCGAATATAGATGGATCAAGTGAAGGATATACTACATTTGCTGACGTAGCTCCTTTAATATCGTAAGCGTAAGGGCTATATCCTAAATATTCTCCAACTAAATTTGTTATTTCAATATTTTTAACAGTTTGAACACCTGGTATTTTATCTAATAAGATATATAATTCTCTTAATATTATAGGTTGATTAATTTGCCAATTATCTATAGCAAAATATACTTTTAAAGCGTCAATACATTTAATTAATACTTCATTATTATTATAATCAGGTAATATTATTATTTCAAAATTTACACCTATATTAATTATAAATCCATCTTTAATATTAACAGCATCACCAATCATTCTATATTGAGATAAATATGTTGTTAAATTTTGCTTTAAAGCATCTGAACATGTGCGTAATGTACGGTCACTATTATAACTTAAGGTATATAGATCTAATACTGAATTTGATTCTCCAGATGATATTAAAGCGTCTCGTTTAGTTGGTTCGATATATGCTTTAGATATAACGCCATATTTAGCGGGCATAGATAATGCTCTTACTAAATAATCATCTTGGGTTACGTTACGTAATTGTGATGCAAAATTCGCCATAGAATTTTGTCTGATTTCTTCAATTGTATCTCCATCACCTCCTCCATCAGCTGCAAATGGATTAGAAACAGCTAATGAATTAAATATAGTTGCTGCTGTTGAAGGGTCTAAATTAGAATTTAAAAATGTAGGAGTTGAATTTAATGTGTTTAAAACGTTAGCATTAACATTTGATGTAACACCCCCACCTGTTAAATATCTTACAGTTAATGTTGTGTTAGACGGTGCAATACCATATGTTTTTGTAAATAAGAAATTAGATGGAGAATAAGCAGTTGTAAGTTTTGTTTTCTCAAATGGTAAACCTATACCAACATTATTTGGATTTGGAGTTATTTCTTCATCAGAATCATTTACTGTACCCGCACCAAACTGGAGTTGTAATGTTGTTGAATTTATAAAACGTGTTGTAAATCGACGTTGTTGTTTTTCTAATTTAAGGAGATAAGGTGCGTTACCTTGATTAACATAAAAATTAGGGTCATTAGGGTTAGTATTTTTAATAGAGGTATAAACCATTTCTTGTCCTAAATGATCTACTTCATACCATTGATTCCCATTATCATCAAATGCATCTAATATACCTATAATATTATTACCCCTCAGATCAACAGTTGCAAATTTTTGTGGACTACTAAATCCAAATGTTGTTGTATTAATAGTTGATGATATTGCTTTTCTTGTTTTTTTAAGTAAAAAATAAGTCGGGTTACCTCCAGCTACAGAATATACAGTTACTTCGGTTGGGTCTTGAGATGATGATACAGTAAAATCTACTGGATCTTCAATTAAAAATGTTGTTGTTATATTCGTTAATGTAGATGATACTGTAGAGTTAGTTGGTACAACTAAAGCGTAATCATAATCAGGTATATATGTGCTTCCTGATGTTTTTGCTGGAACTTGTTGATAGAAATCAATTTCTGTTACTGCTACTTGTGTTACGTTTGGTTTATACCCAAACATATAAGCTAATTCAAATAAATTATTTGTTTGACGAGCGTATTGTAGAAAATTTTCTTGAAATTGATTATCAAGATAAAAAGATAAAACATCACCAACATAAGCTGCCATTTCCATAAACATTACACCAGGAGATGTAGGACTAAAGTCATTATATGTTGTTGGGAAATACGTTTGAGCATAGTTTATTAGACTGGCTCTTAGTTCAGTAAAATCCTTATTTATGTATTTTATATCTTTTTTAGTATTATTATTTGTAGCCATTATTGGAAGGTTATTTGTAATTGGTCTGAGATTCCTGTATCTATGATGTTATATTTTAAAATCATAGTAACTTCATTATTATCAGTATCTGAAAATAGATCTAAAGATGCTACAAAAATATTAGGGAAATATAAAGCTATTTTTGATTGTATATCTTGTTTAAGTCCATTTAAATTATTATTAGAAATTTGTTCAAAAATGAATGCCCTTAAATTAGCTCCAAACGTTGGATTTAAATATATTTCACTAGTATTAGTTAAAAAATAATTAAGTAAATTATTTCTAACAGCATCTTTAGTAGTATATGTAGAAAAAAATACCGCAGGGGCATTAAATGGAATGCTTACCCCAACAGCCGTTCCCGGCTGTGTATCAATAGGAAATATTTTTTTAGGTCCGAATGCCATTATCTATTCATTAAACCCATTATCTGATCTAATCCTAATTCACCTTCAGGTAATTTTCCATTTACAGGATCAACGGGTCCAGCTGATCTAAATGGTATATTTTCAGTTGATGCCATTCCTCCGTTTTGCATATCTTCAAGTATGTTACCAAACATTGCTCTACGTTCAGATGGAGTTAGTTGTTTAGATGGTTGGGTATTGGATTGTGTATTAAAAGGTTGCACACTTTCTGTAACTACATTTTTTGGAGCTTTAACAGCTTCAAGTAAGATATCACGTAATTCTTCTTGAATTACTTCTCTTACTGATTCTTTAATGATTTTTTTAAATTTGGTAATATCCATATGTTATAAATATTGGGTTTAATAAGCTTTTAAATTATCTCTATCAATTATTAACTTAAGTTCATTAATTAATATTAAATCTTGTGTTGTGAATGATAGTTCGGTTTGTATTAATTTAATACCACTTTGATTTTTCCCCACAGCTCTTCTACGATTTACTGTTGGGGTATATGGTACTTCTTCAATTTCTATCAAAAATCCAGCATATGTAACTTGATTGATTGTATCATCTGCTTGGGTTTGTTGAGCTGCTATAGATATTAAATCATCTGAAATTGGTGTTAGATTGTTTGCTAAATCAGGAACGCATTGTTTTAATTTAATATCTAGGGCTGATAATATTCCTAATATTTGTTGTATATATACATTTATTAATGATATTGCAAGTACTGCAGATGCTATTGCGCTAGCAATTTTAGGTAAACGGGGTGCACCATCTTTTTTAAATAATGCGTCAATTATTATAGCTTCTAAATCACTTAATACTGAAGTGATAACTCCAGGAACACCAGGGGGTGATGGGATTAGTTTAGAGCTTAATGAAATTCCTGTTTTTGTTAATTTTAAAGTATCTATAGCTTTTTGACTTAAATCTGAAAATGTGGATAAACCGGTAACAGCTGCTGTAAGTGTATTTAGCTGTTTACTGATAAAATTCAAAGATGTTACTAAATTATTTCGAATAGTAATAATTTCTCTAATAAGAGGATCATTTGGGTTTGGACAACCATCAGCAAATATTGTTTTTAATATTGTAACTATTTGTTTAGGGAGTTCATCAAATGCAAATGATCCAAAATTTGCCAATTGAGCTCGTAAATTATCTTCAGCAATTTGTAGAGTTATAGGTATTGCTTCTTTTTTAGCAGTTAATACTTTTATTAATGCTTCTAATTCTGATCCTTTAATATTATCTTTTATTTTTTTATTTAAATCATCAATTTGATTTTGGATATTTTGTTGTTCTTGTGATGCTTTTTCTTTTAATTTTTTAATCTCATTATCTGCTATTTGATTGATAAATTGTTTAGCAATATCAATTGCAATAGGTATTAATAATATTTTTAATTTTTTACCCAAAGCTGTTACAGCTCTACTCAATTTAGCATTACCTTGAGCTTTTAATGATCCTGGTGTTGCATTTTCTATAGCGGATAAATCAATATCTATAATTTTACTTTTATCACTTTTAATTTGTTCTGCTTCTTTTTTTCTTTCATTTTCTATATCTAGAGGAGATGGTATTGTCTCAATAGACTGATCATCTGTAGGTAATAAATAATCTGTTTCATTATTTATATTATCCTGTTCAGGAATCATTCCAGGAGATTCATTAGAATTAATTTTCTTAATAAGACTTATATTTTGACTAGCAGTACCCGTATAATTTTGTATACCAAATCCTTCAGCTAGTTTTTTTCTATTTGAAAAAGAAGAATCTAATCCTTTAGATTTAAGTAAATCAACAATACTATTTGTTTCTAAAGAATTAGAATTGCTAATTTTGGTAATAAGTTCTCTATTTTGTTTAGCAGTACCTGTATAATTTTGTATACCTAATTCTTTAGCTAAATTTTTCCTATATGCAAAGTTAGGGTTTTTAATTCCTCTAGATTTAAGAAAATCAACAACGCTTGTGTAATTTGAAGGGGATGCCATTATACTGTTTTTACATAATGTGATTTAATATTATCTAAATTTGTATTTAATTGAGATAATGTTGTAACTAATTGAGATGCAGCAGTATTTAATGGATCTAAAGGAGCACCAGAAGGTACACCTACTTGTTTACTACATATTGTCATAAAAGATTGTAAATTTTGTACTAATATCTTCAATAATGAAACTGTTGTATCTCCTAATAATACTGATTCTGTAGCATCTTTAGAACCTAAATAAACATTAGTTGATTGTATTATAGTATCCGGGGCATCAATATTAACTGATGAGACTGCATTTAGATTAATAGATTTTTTAGAACTTAATAATATATGATCCTGAGTAGTATTAAATACTAGTCGTCCTGAATTTAGGATGATTTGTGGGTTATTATATTCTTTAGGATTAGTAGGTGAATCTGATTTATAACTTACATAACTAGTACTTGATGCTTCTAATGGAATTTTTTGTGTACTAGTACTATATATTGAAGATAAATCTTTATCTATATCTTCAGTAATAGGTACCCACCCTTCATCATTAGCTGATGTTGATTGGCCATTACGTAATATTATTATTGGATCACCATCCGTACCTACAGTTGACCAATTATTTTGTCTATTAGCAACTGTTGAACCAAATCTTATACTATTACCCCATCTTCCTTCTTGTATTACATCACCCTCAAATGGGAGTAATGGATGAATATTTGAGCGTTCTATAAAGGTTTGTCCTAAATATATTTCAGTACTTTGATCAGTAACACGTCTAACACTACCTGCCTCAGTTTGAGTATAATCTTTTACCTGTGAGGGTGGAGGGGAAAAAGAATTTTCAGGGTAGGCATTGTGATGTGGATGATTCCATAATGAAACGATATTAATATAATAAGAACGGGTTGCATTCCATGTTAATTCAATTCCTGTACTAGGTAATGCCATTAAAAATACTATTTCATTTATTAAAGGATAATTTTTAGTATTAGGATATAATGGATAAGCTATTGAAAGTTTATTTGATGGGCCTGATGGATTAGATACATCTTCAAATTCTATAGCACCTAATGAATTCCATTCACCTAATTCTTTAAATTTTGGGTGGTTTTCATTAAGTATTATACTTTTAACACGAACCGGGACGAATTGAGGAGAAACCATAATCCCCTGACGTTGGTTGATATTATTATTAACAAATGCATTTAATCCGTATGTAGTAGCCATTAGTTATTTTCTGTGTGGATTTTTTGTATTTCTGTTAATAATTGAGCTTTTTCTTCTTCAGATATACCATAATCACTAGCATCTACTGATGATGAGTTTAATATTCTTTGAATAATAGTAGACATTTTGATAAGTTGTTCATCGTTCTTTACACCTATCTCCATGTATTCTTTAATTAATGGTACTATTAAGGTAGCATCACCTATGTCATTAATCAATGGTTTTAATTCAGATATTAAAGCAGATATTTGTTTTTCTTTCTTCTTTTGATTATCGTATATCTCTTCTAAAATATCGCTAAATTTTTTCTTACTAAATACTATATTATCTAATGCACTCATGTGTATAAATTTATTATAAATATGTAACTTAAAAATTTGTATATCCCTCTTCTAAATAAAATAAATATTTTTTCTTAAAAATACTATGTAATTTATCTGCTACTTTGGTAATTTTTGATGTTTTTACATCAATAATCTCACGAATATATATGTAAAGTGCTTTTTTATTAAATATATCTAAACTATTTCGTTTACGGAATAATTCTAAAATAGCATCAGCTGTTTGAGCCTCGATATCTTTAGGGAACAATTCAAATATATTATTTGTACAATACTCAACATATTTGTCTATAAAAAATGATAAATTAGTACTAATTACAGATGATTTTATATCATCTAATTGATATGAAAATTTTTCATCTTCTTCAATAGAAGCTATAGGTACTTTTTCTACTTGTTTTTTATAGTTATTTTGATTAGATAATATTAAATAACGTTTAGCTATAGTTCCAAAATAAGAAAATGCCTTAGTACCTTTACTTTGATCATATAAATGAATCTTACTGAGTAAGAATATAATAACTTCATGTTGAAGGTCAGTAATATTATCTACTTCAGTATAGTAGAATTTAAATGTGTGTATTATATTTTCAGTTAATTTGAAAAAAGCAGGATGAATTCGTTCATTATATATTCTATTACGCTCTTCTTCATCAGTACTCGCCACATATTCTACAATAGCATTTTCTGTGTCTTGTGTAAAATAAACATTAGACTTTTTCTTTTTCTTCTTTACTACAACTTCTTCTACCATTATATGTTTTTAATATTAAATTTATTCAATACTTCTTGTATTGATAATAATTGCTCAAAGAAGAAACCTACCTCATCATCACTTTTAAATGAACCTTTAGAATCTACTTCTTTAAGTCTTCTATCAGAATGTTCTATAATATCTGTTATTTTATTTAAATAAGACATGTACCCACCTAAAATTTTAGATTGGTTTTCAACCATGTCTTCTAATTTTTCATTCTTGCGTAATAAATTAAAAGTAGTGTAACTTAAAATTAAAATTAACGCGATTAAAACGTATGTTAGTACCATTATATATTATTTAATAAGTTTTTAAGACCTTCAGATTTCATATTTCCTAAAACCTTAGTTTTAGCGGCTTTAGCATTTGGTTTATTTGAATTATTTGAACCTAATGAGAAATTAGTTTTTACATCTTTTGTTTCTCCTTTAAATTTAGGGAACCATTCACGTTCAAATTCTATTTTAGCAGCTAATAAATCAGCCTGGTGTACAATATGTACTAATGCTGTTCTAACTTTAGTTTCTGGAGCCCATGACATAAGATATGGTTTATTTGATTCATCGTATAACCCATCATGTAATTTAATAGCTAACCATTCATTTTTAGTATAGTTAATCCCATGTGAATTTAATAAAAATAAACCTCTATCTGGAACGGACATAAATTCAAGTTTATTATTGAATGTATAATCTTCACCTAATTTATCTTTACGCCATTGGTCTGTTTGAGGAATATATGACTCATTATTTTCATCTCCCATTTTACCTAAATCATGATTCATAGCTGAGAATACTAATTCTTCAACAGTGTAATTTTGTTCTGCTCCAAATTCTACCCATATTGAGTTAATTTTAAGTGCGGCTTCAATAACACGATTAACATGTTCAACATATCCTCCTGGGAATGCGTTATGGTATTCTTTCTTATGAGCAGCGGGCATTATAATAATTCGTTCCGAATATTGTTCATAAAATGCTTTTAATTTAGATGCTCTAGGTTCTGAGATGTATGTATCTATATAGCCTATAAATTTATTCCAGTTCTCTTGGATTTGTTCTGCTGTTAATTTCATAACTTTTATTTTTATTTATTAATAAGATGAGTTTATTTCATTTGCTGATCTAGGTTCATATTCAATGAATGCCTTAATTTCATCAACTAATTCTTTTAGTTCGGCTGTAGTTTGTAAAAACATTTCACCATCACCTCCTCTTTTAACTAAGAAATCTAGTTTACCTAAACCCGATTCCACTTTTTCTAATTTTCGTCTAATTATTTCACGATTTACCATATATTGTATTTTAAATTTTATATTAAATATTCCATTCTCTCCCCTCTTATCTCACCTCATTTCCTATCCTCTCTCTTATTATCCTAATTCCCTTAAATCCGTAATTAGAAAATACGATTTATTTTTTATGCCTCCAAATTTTCCTGGGAGAGCTTTAAAATTTCTTTTATAACCGCACATTTTTCATACTCTTCATATTTGATAAAAAAGTTCATGGCTGAGGTTAAGTTATTGACTAGGTAACTTTGCTTAAATTTAATTAACAAAGCATTTCTATGATCATCATTATTTAAATCCAGCATTTCTATAAATGAATAGGCCCGACTATAAACAATAATATCACCAGCCTCTATTAATAATCCAGGGTCATAATGTTCATCATGTTTAAACATTAATTTAAGCTGGTGGTTAAATACATTATTATTTTGTATCAATTTTTCAAACATACTAATCCAAAATAACGGAGTCTCATATAATTCAATAATAGTGTTGTCATTTTCAGATAATGGCTTATCTCCGTTTTTATGATCGAATAATGCGAATAATTTATCTACATTCATACCTATAAATATATATTAAAAAAAGCACCAACGGTTATGTTGGTGCCTTAAATTGTTTAAAAAATCTACTAATCAGCGCAACAGCTAGTATCAGCTTCAATAACGTGTGTTGTATCAGTATTATCAACACAAGTTGAATCAATTACTGTTTCTGTAGAAACGGTAGTGTTTGTCTCTTCAGAGTTACAAGAAACTGCGAACATGGTAGCGATTGCAATCGCTGTAAAAATTGTTTTTTTCATTTTGTTTGTTTTTATTTATTAATTAATATTTACTAATTTTGGGCAATTAAGGCTTATAGTAGGTGGTACATTTTCTACCATTTAAC